CAGCTAGATTTGTATTAACTAAACTTCCATCAACCATTGTTGATGTAACTGTATTTGTATCTCCAGTTGTAATTACTGTTCCAGTTACGTTTGGCAGCGTAATAGTTTTATCTGACGTTGTTGGTGAAACGACTGTTAAGGTTGTTTCAAAAGCATCATCAGTTCCTGATCCTTCAAAAACGAGACTTCCATTTACTCCAATTAAAACTTCGCCTGTAACTGTTCCACCAGCTTTTGAAAGTTTTTCATTTTCAAGCTCATTAATAGCTAATTGAACATTGGTCGAAGAAAGTTGACCATGTGGGGTATAGGAAATTGCCGAAGCTTGCTGAGAAGCAACAGTTGTAGAAAGATCGATTTCTACCCATGAACTAGAAGACGCACTAGCAGTCACCCCGAGAAGATAGTCAGGAGGTGAAAGCTGTCCAGTTATTCCTGCAACACCGCTTGGAGTACCCTGAACCGAAATCACAACATATCCGCCGTCTACTGACTCGGATGCAACTGGCAAGTTTTGACCCACTGTTAAACCAGCAGCAGATCCAGCAGCAGTTACATAATCAACTTGGCTGAGATTAGCGTTATAGGTTCCAAATCTCTGTAAGGCTCCCTTAGTTAAGGTCGTAATTGGATTCCAAGCGTTCCCATCCCATAAGTATGCGTCTTCAGCTATAGGGTCGAAAAGTAGCTGGCCAGTAAAGGCTGCTGTTGGGTAACCTAGTTGGGCTATAGATTGTATTACTGTAGTCGATGAATTACTTAGCTTAGTTGAATCAATAGAGTCATTAGCTATCCTTGCACCGTCTAAAGTTCCGCTTGTTATTTTGCTTGCAGCAAGATCAGGAATTAAAGCAGCTGTTAATGCTGCACCTGCTGTTGCTACGCCTTTATTGTTAATAGTAATTGACTGATATGTTCCAGCACTAATTCCACTTGTTGAAGTTGTTAAATTCCCTGAACCATCAACAGTTAAGCCTCCTCCAGATGTAATTTGAACTGCACCTTTTGCTGACGTTGTGGCTACTGGGAGGTCACTGGCTACTAATGCTGTTGCTGCTGTAATTTGACCAGTATTTGAAAATGTAATCCCAGAAACAGTTGCACCAGTTACGCTATTTGATAGAGATAAAACACCTGATCCATTAACACTTAACCCAGTCCCAACAGAAACACCGCCAACAGCACTAGAGGTAGCAACAGGAAGATCAGCAGCAGCAAGAGCAACGGTTCCAGTTATGAGGCCTTGTGCGTTATATGTAATACCTGAACGAGTAGCAGCCGTAACGGCATTGTTTATTCCAAGATTTCCACTAGCAACATTGATAGAACGATCCAGATTAGAAGTGTTTAACTTGGCTGGTGTAATGGTTGCGTCCCTTATCTTCGTTGCACCGTCTAAACCTGTTGAAGAGTTGGTAGATGTCTGAACCTTATCGTTTGTAATTGCTCCATCTTGAACAGACCCAGTAGCAACAGATAAATTTGCAAGCTCCGAATCTGTTACAGAGTTTGCTGCTAGTTCATTCGCTGTTATGCTATTTGCTACTAATTTTGTATTTGCAATACTTCCTGCTAATTGTGCATTAGTGATCGTTCCAACTAATGCTGAAGTAGGGTAATTTGTTGCATCACTTAAGTTAAAAGCTGGTGTAGTATCAGAACCTCCAAGTGCTACTGTTACTCCTCCAAAATTAACATTAGACCCTACAAGTTTAGATACATCAATAGATCCCGCTAATTGTGCATTTGTTATCGTACCAACTAAATTAGTAGTTTTATAACTTGTAGCGTCTGTTAAATCAAAAGCAGGGGTGGCATCTGAAGCTCCTAAGGCAACAGTAATTCCTCCTAAACTTACAGAAGAATTTGCTAATTTAGCATTTGCTATTGAACCTGCTAGCTGTGCATTAGTTATTGTTCCTACTAAAGCAGATGTTGGATAGGCTGTTGCATCAGAAAGATCAAAGGCAGGTGTCGCATCAGCAGCTCCTAGGTCAACAGAAACACCACCAAAAGAAACACTGTCGTTAGCTAGTTTTACATTAGTAACAGATCCATCCGCTAAACTTCCCGCCGATATACCTGAACCTACCTTTGCTGCTGGGATGTCTCCTGCGTCTAAAAACTGTGCTGCTGCTGCAACTAAGTCTTTAACAGTTACCTTTTTAGTCTCGGTAGCACTGAGATCCGCTAGGGCTAATACATCAGTTGCTTGAATACCTGCTTCTGCTAAGGCAGGCAGATTGCTTATCTGTAGATCAGCCATTGACTACTAACTAAAAACCATTAGCAATAGTTTAAACCTGTTCGAGCAATATGGGACTTTCATCTTCTTGAAGAACCTTATCTGCATTTTCCTGTAATAGATAACCAGCCGTATCACCAGTCTTTAATCGAATAACTCCATTTGTTATAAATTCAACTCTGGTCTCAATAACTTCCGCAGGAGTAACACTCACAGCAACATTGGTAATGATGCAGTTTGCTTCGTAATAAACGTTTTTAGCAGAATTATTTGCATCACGGTAGAGATAGAACAAACCATCAAAGTCTGACCCCTGTTGCGTCCTAACAATTAATTGAGCAAGATAAAAAGGAAATTCTGGATCGCTGCCATACTCATTCTTTCTAGTTCCTGTGTCATAACTATGCTCCCAAATGCAACTCATTGTTCCTTGACCACTAATTAAACCAGCCTCATATTGATTTCTAAATTCATCTCCAAGGTTTGTTAAATCAACTTGCTCCCTACTCGTTGTCATCTCGAAATCTCGAACATTGGCAACATGCCTAAATCTTTCGTTTCTTGTACGGATTAAAATATTTTTCGCAGCACTAGGAGTAACAAGAGTCAAAGCGTTTGCTTGTAATCCTTCTATCGCTTTAGGGAATGTGTCATATAAACGAATCCCACCCATAGGGTCAACATTGATAAACCATTTTCCATCTGGATAATTATGACCATTAACAAGCTCAAGAGTTGATCCATCAGCCGTTTCTATTTCTACTTCATCTCCACTAATTAACGAACCAGAACTATGGTCAACACTAAATCTCTTCGTTGAAGTATTTACATCAAAGGGATCTAACTGTGTTCTCAAGTCAGATTGCAGTGCATCTCTCTTTAGGGCTATTTCACCCGATTGACCAAAATAAACACCCATGATTTACATTGTGACTTCTGTAGGTGCTCCGTTAGCTTCCCAACTAATGTCAGCACTTAAGACTTCACCAACAGCACTGTTCATCGAAACACCTGTTACATAGATATTGAATGTAATAGATCTGTTATTTGTCCCATCATCATAAATATTTAATTTTAAAGCAAAAGGAGCATCTGCTTCAGCAGCTTTTCCTTCTTCCCCTGCATTTGTACTTGTAACAGCCTTAATACTTTTCCTTAAGAGTGTTGTTACATCTCCAGTCGTGTTGTTGGCTGTTTGGTAGTAGAACAACCTTGCACTGCCGCTATAGCTTCTAACACCAGGAACAATGGTTCGGTCTGTGTCTTCTAAAGAAGTTGTTTCAAGAACAGCTTGTGAACTTGAATAAGACCAAGACTGAACTTTTGCAGCTTTAGTTCCTGCAATTAAAAGTTGTCCGTCTTTTCCGCTATAAAAAGCCACGACCTAAAAAATTAAAACGTTGTGTTTATTCTAAGGGGCATCTAGGCAAGCAACAAAACTACAGCTCACATTACTCATACCTTTAAAGGTACTTGTAACAGAAGGAGGCCCAGAATAACGCCACTTTAACCCTTGCTCAGTCAGCCCAGAACCATCTTCTCTTGCAATCTCTTTAGTTAAAAAATTACCTGAATCAGGGTCAACAATTCCTGCTGTCCCATTGGCTGAACTGAATTTCACATAATCCCAATCAGAATTAACATTATCGTAATTTTCCAAGATCAGCCCAACTTGACTGTCAGTAATATTTGAGAAGCCAAGAGTCAAAGTTGCATTAACTCTTTTGTTTCCATAACGGATATGTGTCTTTGTCCCGTCTAACGATTCAAAATCTGTACTTGGATAATTTCCAGGTGTGTAACTTCTGGAAGTTGGTTTAATGCTTGGAAAAGCTCTTGCAGTTGCCATTAATTAATCCTCTTGAACAGTGAATTGAGTATCCCAATTCTGCAAGACAGAAAGGACTCCAGTAGTTGCTTCAGTAGGAGCATAGCTACCAGACACTTCAATTAACCCATCTTCTGAATAAGAAATAGTTTCACATTTGTAAACTTTATTTTCTGTCGTTGCATTTTTAACAGTAAACAAAGAACCATTTGGAACTTGAGACAATGTAACTGTTCCATTATCTACAGGTTTTATTCCTTCTGTACCTGGCTCCCAATAATAAACAGATTCAGATCCAGTCATATCATCCTTGCTAACAATTGTTCCATCTTCTAATTTTGCTCCGTTTCTAAATCGACTTGTATGAGTTACTTCTGAAACTAAACGGAAATAATCACCAGGACCAAGATGCTGAATATATTGAGGGGCTGTTTTAAAACTAATTCCATGATCTGATAAGCGTCTTAAATTGATAGCGTA